GGCATCCGAGATGGACGAAGTGATGCTCCCGTCCATCAGGGCCGGCCCATGCGCCACAAGGATCGGGGCGCCAGTGCTATTCGACGACGTATCGTCAGCGTACAGATAGAGCTGCACAGTATCCGAGTTGGTGGTGTTGATAAGGAAGTCGCCAGACACGTCCAGGAGGCCAGCGTAGGTGCCCTGGATGTCCTTGAGACCGACGAGGTACTGCTTGTTCGTGGCCCCGAACACCGTCGCATCGACATAGTCGCGCGAGAGATTCAACGTCCACTCGGTCTTTGCCGTGACCTTGGTGCCGCCCGAGATGGGGCCACCGAGGTAGATGGCCCCATTCTTGCCGTGGAGCTTGATGTTGTCGCCTGTTTGGACTGCCATTAGTCAAGTCCCTTTCTTTGGAGACTTAGAGCGGTTGATCCGTCCAGACCTCATAGGTCCCGCCAACCATATACACCTTGCGGCCCTCGTCATCGACATCTGGGGACGACAAATCCGCCACACGTCGCGCTAAGAGCGTGGTTTGCCCGGTGACCGACAGCGCCGCGTCGTTCAGCGTAGTCAGTACGAGCGCATCGAGGTTATTGGCCTCAACGCTGTCCGTATGGAATATCCGCAGATCGAAACCAGCCAGATGCATCATCGAATCCCAGGTGTATGCCAGTGGATCATAGATAAGCTGGTATGTGAGAAAGGGATATTTCACCTTAGACGGGGCGAAGCCTTCGTGGATACCGCCGAGCAACTGGGAGTAGAACGTGGGATTGGCTCGTAGCTTCTGTACGAGAGCCTGTTTGATAGGAGCCGATGTGCTGATTGGCATCACCGACTCCCTGGGAACTCAGCCATGACCAGTTGCTTGAATATCGGTTCGACATGCTTTAGGGCTGGCCGTAAGAACGGTTGAGCTGCAGCATGCCGAGTACCAAATTCGACGAACCGCGCATACGGTGCGTCGTCACCTCCAGCGACGATGGAGATTTTCGGACCACGGGTACTAGCCGAGTCCTGAATGACAATAGATCGACGTAGCGACCCACCGAGCGTGCCGACGTGGACTGGGTACCCCATAGCAGCGTCCTTTGCCGCTGCCAGAGATTCATCCTGCGTGGACCCTCTTGATCTGGCCCCGAGTGTGGGAGTTAGCCCTCTCGGATATGCCACGGCAAAGCGCGAATTGCCATATCTGAGTGGGTGGTTCAGATCGTATCTAGCCCGAGTCGTGAGGTTTCTTTCGAAATACTGATCGGTCAAATGGAACACGCCAGAAGCTGTCTCGGAAACCTCTCGTGGAGCTGGGACATCTGGGGCCCTATGTGAACGCTGCCCAGTTCGCTGCCAGTTCTGCGCCCTGTTACGTGATGTATGTGTCTTCACGGTTTGCAGATAGGCCAGGGCCTCGGCTCTGGTCATCGTATCGGCCGATGGACGCCCGGCTGACCTGCGACGAGACGCCGCTCCTTCAGCCATCGCCGCAGGACTTCGCGGCTCAGTTCTAAGAAACGATGGCAGCATCAATTTCGCTTCTTGCAGCGTGTAGAAGCGTGGATTCGTTGGTCGTCGTCCGCCCTTGAAGATATGTCGAACCGGAGCACGCTGAATAGCCGAGGCAAGTGCCGATCTGGCGGCTCGCATTACGGCCTTCTTCGCCTTGTGTTCGATAACTGCGGTCACCATCTTCACGTTGAGATCTACGTTGTAGATGGTCTGTGGCCCACGGGCCACACTGGAGCGCGGCATGCCTTTGCCGCTATGAATGGGAATACGGATGGTCCCACCCTGATTCCCCACCGGCACTGGTGTCGATGGGACCTCAAGGGGAATATCCGTTAGCCAGACCTGGAGATCTTCAGTTGCCATTTGCTATTCCCGTCTTCGCAGGCTGACCTGGAGATACGGCTGATAGGTCGATTCCCCGGTCGTGTCAGTCACAAGGAAAATCTCTGACCCGAGATGAACCTGGTCTTTCGGGCGAATGTCAGTCCCGGTCGGGAGAAGCAAGCGGTAGGTATTGATCGTCACCAACGAGCCAACATCTGCCGATGCAACAGGAGTCGGTGTCGAGCGAAACCAGCCCTTTGCTGTCCCGACTGTCACATATGTGATGTTGGCGTCATCTCCATACGCCGAGTCAACTTGGGTCGGGCGCGAGATAACGACGGTATTGATCATGCCCAGCTCGGCCACCCCACGAAGCGCAGCGAGCTGGCTTTCGGAGAGCAGCGGTTGTGGCATCAGCGCACCGTCATCGTGATGTAGTCACTGAGATAGATAGCCACGGCAGGGTCGATCGTCTGGATAAGACCCTGTGTCGTATCGGGCCGATACGTGCGTCGCAGCTCGATTTCTTCCACCCGGATGGACGACAGATTTCCAAGACCCTTGGCAACGAGGTCGCCCTCGTTGAGGAACGTCGCGGTCAGATGGCCGGTGGCCATCGCGATACCGGGAGGCAATCGGTGGGTGTAATCGAGGGTGACCACCTGATTGGCGGTTGGTGGCGTTGTGAACGTGACAGTTCCTTCGGTGTAGTTCAGGGTGAACCCTGATGTCTGGGGTGTTCCATCGATATAGACGACCGGTGTAATCGTTGTGACCCAGAACTGGTTCGCGGCCTGGAATGTGTCAGAAGATGTCGAGACGCCCGGCTCTTCGCCGACGATCGGGAACTGCCAGCCATACGTGTAATCCATCTCGACAATCGGGGTGTACAAACCGAAGTTGATACCAACGGGATAAACACCAGAGATGATCGCGGCGATGGAGACAACCTCAGCCCAATTCTCCAGGGTGTTGATATAGATATTCACGGGGTCGACCGCGACCTGGTACGTGTTCGTGAACTTCACCGCGAACCGTGTGATCGAACGAAGCGGCGCATGCAACGGGTAGACACGCCGACTGGTCTGATCCGTGAACGTCATCGAAGGTAGAGGCCAGCGATGCTGCTCTCCGATAACCGATCCGCCACGAAAATCGTGACGTGCCGGGGTTATCGGAACAGCACAGTACGCATTGACTAGTTGGCTGGACTGCTCAATGACAGAACGAATCTCTAGGTCGGTATGACCCGAAAGGTCCGTTCCAAACGCCATGGTGCGAAAGCGAGCCGGTGTCAAATAGATGGCCGGTCTCCTTTCTTGTTATGCGGTGGCGGGGCCTAGCGCTGGGGGAGCACTAGGCCCCGACGACGACTACTGCTTGACCCGAACCTTATTGCTGAAGGGGATGGCCTTCACGGCGTGCCCCCACATGCCGAACACGATGTACTGATGCGTCAGCTGGCCAGAGATGCCGAGTGGGATATCCAGGACGGTGGGGCCTTCAGAGCCGAGATACGGCAGGCTGATGGTGCCTTCGTCGAGGATGTACATATCCCGAACGGTGTTGCTCGAATACGTGCCCGTAGCCGTGTACGTGCTGATCGAGTCACCGGCAACCGAGGCGATGGGAAGCGGCCCGAAGACCGTGTTCACCGCGTTGGTGACGACGCCCGGGGCGACATCCACGAACGAGTTCATATAGCGAACGTTCTTGTCCTGCTGGAGATCGAAGGAAACCTTCTCGTGAGGATGGACCCAGATGATCTGAGCCTCACCACCGGCATTCTGGATTTCCTCGCACGCCCGGTCAATCGCCGCACGCATATCTTCAGGAGTGGCGTTGGTCGGATCGACATTCTTCGCACGCCCGGTGTTCAGAATGCTGCGCAGTCCATTGAATGCATTGGCGTCGTAGAGGCCAAGTTCATTCGAGCCAGTGCCGCTGGAGTCCGTGGACTGACCTTCGAAGATGGTCTTCTGCATGCGATGAGACATCGCACGAAGGCCACCCTGAAGTTCCAGGGCTTCCGGGTTATACGCCATGCCACCGGCCATCACAGCGAACTGCGACTTGAGCGACACGCCGCGCCGGGTGCCGAGGATTCCGACGTTGGTCGTCTGGCGAGTGTAGGTCGAGGTGTCATCCGTGACCGTACCGAGTTCGGCCATGAACTTGGCATCGCCATACGCCGTGATCTGGTTGTAAGCATGGACCAAGCCGTTGGCCGGTTCCTTGGTGAACCGGTCGAACGCCGGGAACATCTTGACGTACAGCTCGTACAGGATCGGTTCCAGGTCCTGACGGATCAGGGCGCTGGCACCGGAGCTGTCGAGTGCCTTGAGGATGTCGGGGTTCTGCGCCATGAGCGCAGAGACCTGTGAACCACCAGCACGCACCCACGCATTGAGTGGGATGCCGGTGTCCTCGCGATTGAGCTGCTTGAAGAACGCGGCCGAGAGCTGCGCCCGGTTGAGCTTACGAAGCTCACCGCGAACCTCGTGGTACTCATCCGCATTCATGTACTTGCGGCTATGCGTCGGAGCCGGAGTCGCCTGAGCGTGGACTTCGACCGGCGCCGTGGCCACGGTCGAGGGCACGTCATTCTGCTTTTCAAGCGTCGCACGGATATCCGACAGCAGTCCGAAGACCTTGGTCAGGTCCCCTGACTCCTGGGTAGGTTCAGTCATTGTTGCTCTCCAACATCTTGAGGAAGCCTTCGTCATAGATGCCGCCGAATCGTTCACGGAATGCGCCGTACGCAGAGGTAACAGCGGTCTTCCGTACCATCGGAACATCGGCGAGGCGGGTTAGGAGGGCCGTGGTCTCAGTGAGCACCCGGTCCCGGTCTGCGATGGCCTGGTCACGATCACGTTCCGCCGCCACCTTGGCCGTCTGAAGTTCCTGATACGCCAGGCGCAAGGTCATCAGATTTTGCACCGTCGAGGCATATGAGTTCACCAGATCGGTCATCTGTGCTGCCGGAACGGCATAGTTTCCAGCCGTAACTTGCGGAGCCGGAGCTTCTGCAGTTACGGGGTCGCCAAGGAGTTCACCGACTCCGTCTGCGTCTTCATCAAGAAGCGCAGCCTCGGCCCCAGGTCCGCTCTCGGGAGCTTCCTGCGAGGATGGAGCACCGACGCCACTCTCGATAGAGTTGTCAGTGTCGATGTGAATATCAACGATAGCCTTTAGCTCTTCAACCGGATCACCGGTCGATTCGATATCGGCATCGTTCTCGATAACCGCAGGCGGAAGACTGGCCACGACATCCGCGTCATGTTCATCCAGCTCGACAACCACCGGGGTCGCCTCTGCCTGCTTCGTGTGGTAACTGCTCATGCAGTTGTCATGCGGTTCATTCTTTCCGCCGCCGCAATTCGGACAGGTAGCGCCAAGCAAGATAGCTTCACCATGGGGAATCTGCACGGTGCGCGACGTGCTAGCCGAGAACCGGGTGTCGCGATCCTCATTGAGCGCTTTGACCGCGTACTCGACCCAACTGCGCGGATTGGCAGGTACACCCACGATGGATGTTTCCAGCAGCTCGCAGTGCTCGATGATGTAGGTCCCGTCCTTGTTCCGACGGTACCCGCCCTCTGGGAGATTGGCGCCGATAGACAAACCGAGCTTTGTGCCGCCCTTGATCGATCTCCAGGTCTGGACAGCCCGTTCGTTCGTGTCGTCCATGACGATGTCGAGATCGAGGTCAACGACAGTAGACCCATCGGCAGTGGTCCTGGTTGTGCGAACGGCACGTTCGACTGAACCGCCGACGTCCTCTGGAACCTCATAACTATGGTTGAGGAAGATAGTCAGGTTCTGATTAGCAGAACGCTCCATGTCCATGAGCGCCGAGTCGGTCATGGTGTCGCCATGCAGGTCGCGGATGGTCGAACTAGCAATCCCATTCAATCGGAGTTTGCCATCTTCGCCCTTCAATGCCTTGAGGGCGCCGAGGCCCTTGAACTCGAATTTGACAGCGGGAGCGGCCTCTATGGCCTGATACAGCGTCATCTGCAGTCCTTTCGCAGCGCTGGGGGGCGGCCGAGCCGCGCATTAGGCGCTTGCACCAGCGAGGCGTTCAACCTCGTCCCCTGCTGCAAGCGTATTGATGTAGTAGTCAAACTTCTGCGCGGCTACATCCCACGAGAACGAGCGTGTCACATGCTCATATCCAGCCTTACCGAGTTGTTCACGCAACCCTTGGTCGAGATATACGGTCTCGATCGCATCGGTGAACGCCTCGATATCAGCAAGCCACAGGTCTTGCCCTGATGGCACGGTAATGAGTCGCTGCGGCTCGATGAGAATGCCACCATCGCCGACTACTTCAGGAATAGCAGAGACGTTCTGGGCAATAACGGGAACTCCGCAAGCCAGCGCCTCTTCAATGGTCAACCCAAATCCTTCGCCACGACTCGTCGAAACAAAGAGGTCTGCGCTGTTGTACAGCACATTCAGATCCTGTTGATCCCAACCGACAAAGCTGTTGAACAAATCTGGGGTCGAAAAGCGGGGGTGTAGCTCTGGTTCACGCGACAACATCGCGTCCAGGAGCAACCCTGAGTCGTTCCTGGCTTCGGTGTGAAGATGCACCTGAATGTCCGGGTACTTCTTCATCAGCGGCCAGATGGCCTTGATTGTCGCTGGCCAGTCTTTTCGCCCAGAGTTCTTGTCGATACGAAGGATGAGGAACGTGTCTGGATCGCGGCCAAACGCCGCCTTACATTCAGCCTTTGTCGTACATATGATCCCAGTCGATGTTGTGACTGGATGCTCTGGCGAGACCGGCCAGAAATGATGGCTATCAAGCCCGTGATACACGAGTTGTGACCCAGGGAACGCCGCCTGACCGAACTTGGTCATAGCCACAACGTTTGTAAACTTTCCCAGAAAATCCGCCCATCCCTGAGGGCGGTTAATCCCGTCGACCGGGACGTACGTCATGATCGGTCGATATCGAAGAAGGACCTTATCTGGGTCGTAGCTGTTCTCAATCAAGAAGTTGATGAGCAGATTCGCGTCATGCAACATCACAACAACATCTGGCTCTACGGTAGCCAGGAGTTCCACGACTCGGGTCTTTCCCCAGACATCATCAGCCTTAACGGTCGTGGGCCGATAGAGCTTTAGCGTGGTCGGCCAGTAGTCACCACGATAGTTGTAGGCCAGGACGCTGACATCGTGGCCCATCGCAACGAGCCGTTCACCGATGCTGTGCGTGACCCGACCGAACCCCGTGGTGCAGCCGGCGTCGCCCATCCATAAAACCTTAGCCACGAAATCCCTCGCGCTACATTGGGTCGATAGTGATCGTGTTCTCCGGTTCTGAATGTTGCACTGTGTTATCCGAAAATGTCACGCGCCACCGACATACGTATTCACCCGGCTTCGATAGGTCCCCAGCCTTCCAGTCATATCGAACCGTTCCTGCCGGAGCTGACACAACTACCGCTGATGCGTCGACCGTAAACCGTAAGTCAGCGACTGGACGCATCTGGAACTTCACCGACGCGCCGGCCAGGTTGACCGCTACATCATTGATCTTCAGTGCCCCGAAAATAGATGGAGCTGTATCACGTTGGACAAACGTTAGATCGCTCATGACACCTCAGACACTATCAATCCTGCCGTGGTCACCGCCATCATCGGCACAGGCGTCGCTGACAAGACAGAGTTGAGATACCCAGCTGTGACCGTGGAAGACATCGGCGTGGGTGTTGCAGATAGAACAGAGTTGAGATACCCAGCCGTGACCGTGGAGGAGAAGTGACCCCGTGGTGGTGCCGACGCCAATCCAGCATTGACTGTGATCTTGGTGCTCGGCATGCGAGCGTCGCCGCGTCCCTCAGGCAGCTCGGCATCGACTGCGATATCAACATCGGTGACGACCGTAACGTCTGGGGCATTACCAGATCCGCCAGCTGTGGTGGGCGAGGCGTCCAGTGAGATCGCCGCACGTGGAACTGATCCAACTGCATTCGCCCGAGCCGGCTGACTGGCTGCGATTGATGTCGCCGAGGATGCCTGTCCAAGAGCGGTAGCAGTTCCGACCGGTGCCGCTACGCTGCCAGATGGCTTACGACTTGCCCCGACTCCGTTGCTGACACTGGCGATGGCCGAGATGGCCAGGTCCGGGGTGAGTGCCTCTCCTGCTCCGCCTGCATTTCCAGCGCCCGCATAGGTATCGGTTGTTGTGTTGCCTTCGGCATCCGACGCACTGCCCGTGCCCGCCGCAAGTCCAGCATGTGTTTCAACGTCGGCCGCTGTGTTTCGTGCGGTTCCTGTTCCTGTTGCCGCCTCAGCGTCACTGCGTCTTGCGATAGCAACTGTGGCGTCGAGGGCGGCTCCGACACCACCAGCCAGGGAGCTTGAGGATTCGATGGCGACCGGCGGGGCGTGTGCCCCACCAGACCCTGTCGCGGCTATCCCGCTCGATGCGATCGAGGGGATTGGACCACCAGCCACACCGGTACCCTCAGCGTTTACAACGCCCGAAGAGCCCTCTGCGCTGGTGATGTCATATACAACGCCGGTCCCTGTCCCGTACCCAGACGTTGCAGCCAAGCTGACACGTGTCGCTGTGCTATCGCCGGTACCAGTCGCCACACCTGCGGAGGAGCTGATCCTGGCCGTGGCATCAAGTGCAGAACCAGTACCCGTCGTGGTTTCCGCAGAAGCGCTGTCACTCTCTACAGTCGCGTATGCCTCGCCAGTTCCAGTCCCAACACCACTGGTGGCATTGACCTTGGCGCTTACTTGCTGCGCTTCCCCTATGCCTGACGCAGATTCCGCAGCGGAGCCGGCCGTAATAGCGGCGTCGAAGAAACCAGAGCTTCCGGTAGCAACATCTGCGGTCGGGCCGACACCCGCACCTGCCTGGTTAGCTATGCCCGTACCGGGGGCAATCTCTGCAGCCGCAGCTGATTCTCCGGTCACGCCGTATGCGGTTCCAGTGCCCGTGGCTACGCCGGCCGCAGCACCGACAGAAGAGATGGCTGCGTACGTAGACCCAGTACCGGCGGCTGCCTCTTCGCTCGCCTGAACGCTGTTACTCGGTTGCTGGGCAATACCGATGCCTGAGGCGGATTCAGCGTCTACAACCTTTTCCGCTACCGCAGTACCGTCGTTTGCTACCCCAGCGCCGGAAGCGGAAGAAGCTCCAACGAAGACGCTTCCTGTTGCGTCACCTCCCTGGCCAACACCACTCGCTGCACCGGCCTGCGCATAGACCGCGACAGCTACGTTGTCTGCCGCACCCGTGCCGGTGGCCGTCCCGGCGGTGACATCGAGCGAAGCGGTCGTCGTGACGGTCGCGTCGTTGGCCTGGCCGGTCCCCGTCGCCGGGGTGGCGTTGACACCGATGCCGACGCTGGAGCCGTTGGCGTCTCCGGTTCCGGAGGCGCTGCCAGTCGGCGCGATGTCCGGGGAGACACCGTTTGCTTGGCCGGTGCCCGAGGCGACCCCGGCGGTGACCGCGAGTGCCGCCGACGGACCGTAGGCGGCGCCGGTGCCGGAGCCGGTCCCGGCGTTCGGCGCGATGTTGACGCTCGCGTCGGATGCCGTCCCCGTCCCGGTGGCTTGCCCCGCGTCCGCGACCTGCCCCGCAGAGACACCATAGGCGGTGCCGGTCCCGGTGGCGACCTCGGCCTTGACGGCGATGCTGGCGGATGCCGTGTTGGCGGAGCCGGTGCCGCTGGCCGGGGTGGCGGTGGGTTCACCCTCACCGGCGGCACCATTCGCCGCGCCGGTCCCGGTGGCCTGTCCCGCGTTGACCGCGATGGAGACGCTGGCGGTATTCCCCGCGCCCGTGCCCGAGGCGATCCCGGCTACCGGTGCCGCGGACGGAGCCGAGCCGTAGGCCGCGCCGGTGCCGTCTCCGCTGCCCGCGTTGGGCTGGACGTTGACGCTGGCGTCATAGGCGGTGCCGGTCCCGGTGGCGACCTCGGCGTTGACCGAGACATCGTTGCTGGCGGGCTGTTGCTGCCACGGGAGCAGGAGGCTCATGGGTCAGCCTCCGGGGTGGGTGCTC